GGGGGGGTGTGGCGTGATTGATGTGATGATTGAGATGAAAATTGTGTCGGTGGCTAACTTGAGGCTGCATTGGGCTGTGAAGGCCAAGCTGGTGAAGGGGCAGCGCAAAAAGGCGTACAGCGCGTTGGCGAGTGTTGCGGCACCACCTGTGCCACCTTGCAGTGTTGTGCTTACTAGGGTGGCTCCAAGGCGCTTGGATGGGGATAATCTGCAGTCGGGGTTTAAGGCGGTCAGAGATGGGGTGGCTGACTGGCTTGGCGTGGACGATGGCGACAAGCGGATTGATTGGCAGTACGGGCAAAGGTCGGGTGGGGTAAACGTGTACCAAGTCGAAATCGAGGTGATAGCATGACGGGGTGCGCACATGCAGTTGCCGCATCTTTGGGGAAAACGCACCCGCGGCGTGAGTACCCGTATTTTTTAGGAGTTTACAAGTGACTGAAAACTTGGCGTCAGAGATGACAGTGAAAAGAGGTCCAGGCCGTCCACCAGTATTCCCACTCGAGCACCCCGTCTGGGCTGAGATATGCAAACAAATCTCGTCCGGCAAAAGCATCACCAGCACACTCAAGCAGCCCGGTATGCCAAGCTACCAGTGCGCCATGCTCATGATTCGGAACAACGCAGAGTTCCGCACCATGTACGAGCGAGCCACCGAAAGCCGCGCTGACCGACTGGCCGAAGAGATCATCGAGCTGGCCGACGAAGAAATGCCCGCGTGCCTCGAAGGACCAATGGCGTCTGCCTGGGTTCAGCAAAAGCGCTTGCAAGTAGACGCTCGCAAGTGGGTTGCCTCAAAGCTCTACTCAAAGCGCTATGGCGAACGCATCGACGTTGCCGTCACCGACACCCGCATCAGCGTTATGGATGCCCTCAAAGATGCCAAACAACGTGTGCTTCTGGACAACAGCAATGTCGTAGACGTTCAGGCTAAAGACGTTGCGTAAGGGTGATTGCTTCCGGTTTTGAGGGTAATGAGGGGGGTTTGGGGCGCATTACGCACGAAATCTGTACGATTACGCGCACGCGCCTAACACAAACAAATGAGGGCAAACCCTAACAAAACCGCACATACACTTCGTACAACCTTCATTATGTTAAGTTCGTGCAAAGTTATCCACAGAAAAACTAACGCTTGCGGCCTACATTTGCAGTTGTCCACAGGCAACTGTGCATAACTAGCGCAAAACCCTTGTGGACAACCCGCCCTGGCCCTCCGCTGGCCGGATCGAGGGGGGGGGTGGGGGCCCGCGGCGAGGGGTCACGGTTACGGTGCCCCCGCGAACATTTTGGAATATTTTTTTAAAAAAATGATTTAACATCTGGCGATGCCGATCTACCGCAACAATTTGCAGCAAGCGCCCGCGAACAGGCTGGCGTATCCGGACACGATTGGCCCGACGCCTCGTAACGAGTTGTTGGGTTACTTGGCTGACTTGGCGGCATCGTCGTACTCACCGCAGCGCACCCAGCAGATGCAGGGTGTAGCGAGGTTTCTGTCTGCTCCGGCGGTAAGCGAGACATTGGACCGGCTGTCGTATGGCCAGCCTTTGACGACTGGCAGGGGGATGACGACACGCATAAGGCCGGAGGCATTAGAAGCTGGCTTGGCCGTGGCTCCCTTGGCGCAACCTGTGACCTTGGCGACCTTGCAGGCAGCGAGGGCAGCTACGCGGGCGGCGATGGCGGGTGGCATGGCTGGTGAGCGTTTGGCTGAGAGGGTTGTGCCAGGCATCATGGAGCGTGGTGGTTTGCCTGCTGAGATATTGCAGGGTTTGGCGCAGGGTTCGAGAAGTCAGGTGTTGCCTGTTCCAACTCCCACTAAAGCAATTAGACGATTTAACGACGGCGGCCTTGAGGTTGGTTATGGCAGAGGCGACTCAAAAATTTTGGTCACAGTTGCCCCGCAAGGTAAAAATGACCGAATGTTAAGCGCGAGCCTTGAGAACATTGGTGGCTATCCATCAGGCACGGGCGATGCAACAATGGCGTATGTAGACGCGCTTGAGTCGGTGATAAAAGACGCCAGAGGCAGAAAAGTTTACTGGGATGGGTTTACATCAGAGTCAATTCAAAGTGATAAAGCTCGAGCTATTTACGATAGGTTAAAGGCAGCGGGTATTCCATTTGAAAAAAATGTGTTTAAGGATCGTAGTAAAAACGCATTGTCTTTGACGCAAGAACAATTGTTGAACATTAATTTTGATCAAGTGCGAAACAACCTTATAAAGTCTGCGGCTAAAAAGCAATTTTCCCAAGCCCCCCAAGCAGAGGCATTGGCACTGGCCCAGCAACGCGCAGCCTTGCCGGTTGAGCAGTACGGCCTTGGCTTGCCTGCGAACAACACACCGGCCCAAAGGGCTAGGGCAATGAAGTTTGAGGATCGTGGATTTCACGAAACTGAAGGGGCCAACATAGAAGGTGGGTTGTTGAGTTTTGATCCTCGTCGTGTTGGCGCTGCGGCATCTGATGAACAGACACCGTATGCAATGTTTGTAAAGCCACATGGTGCTGGTATTGGAATTGCGAAAAACAACCCTGCACAAATGCCATTGATGGTCAAAACTAATTTGACTGATGAGAACATTATGCGTTCTTTTGGCAATAGGGATGAATTGCAGCAGTATTTAAATCAGTTTCCCGATATAAAGCAAGCTACGCAAGCTGTTCGTGATTTAGACAATAAAATGGCTAATTACATGAAGGGAATTGAAAAGAAAGCTGATAATCTTTATGCAGAAGGCAAGACAAAAGAAGCAGATAAACTTCTGGACTCTTTAAACTTTGACAGTAATTTGTTAAAAGAGTTTGATGCCAGAACAAATGAACTTGCTGCTATTTCCAAGAAAAAGATTACTGATCTTTTTAATTCTCAACAAGTCGGAACAGTTGCTTTAGACAGAGATGCTGGCGCTTTTGGAAGAAGCACCATGACGGAAATGGTTTTAAACCCTGCCGAAAATGTGCGCTCCCGCTTCGCCGCCTTTGACCCTTTCAGGCGCAACGCTGCAATTGCCGCAGCGACTGGTGCTTTGGCTCCTGACCTGTTGGCAGCGCAAGCAGAGCAAGACGCATATTCGCAAAACGAGTTGCGCAGGTTTGTGCGTCAGAGTCGCCAGAACAAGTAAATGCAAACCACGATCTACAAGCCCGAAGAAGAGCAAGAGCTGATGGCCACACTGTGGTCCCCGGCGATTGCAGATGACCCTGAAGCGTTTGTGTTGTTTGCCTTTCCTTGGGGTCAGGAGAACACGCCGCTAGCGAACTTCAAGGGGCCAAGAAAATGGCAAAGGGAAGTGCTTAGAGATGTTGCAGCGCACATAAAAAAGCAAAAGGGGCTGGTTGACTTTGAGACATTGCGCCAGGCCGTGTCGTCTGGCCGAGGGATTGGCAAGTCTGCCCTTGTCAGTTGGTTGACCATTTGGATGTTGACGACAAGGATAGGCTCAACCACCATCATCTCGGCCAACAGCGAGGCCCAGCTTCGGGCGGTAACATGGGCTGAGATTACCAAGTGGTTGGCGATGGGGATCAACAGCCACTGGTTTGAGGTGTCAGCCACGAAGGTGGCACCTGCCAACTGGCTTTCAGAACTGGTTGAGAAGGATTTGAGGAAGGGCACCCGTTATTGGGCGGTCGAAGGAAGGCTCTGGTCGGCAGAGAACCCTGACTCTTACGCTGGGGTTCACAATCACGATGGTGTGATGGTGATCTTTGACGAGGCATCGGGCATTGACGATGCGATCTGGGCTGTGACGGCTGGATTCTTTACCGAGAACACGCCCAGCCGCCTTTGGTTGGCTTTTTCCAACCCACGGCGCAACACTGGCTACTTCTATGAGGCGTTTCACAGCAAGCGTGATTTTTGGACATCCAAGATTGTGGATGCCAGAACGGTTGAGGGCACGGACAAGCAGGTCTACCAGGGGATCATTGACGAGTACGGCCCAGACTCCTCACAAGCGCACGTTGAGGTTTATGGCCAGTTTCCGAACGAGGGGGACGACCAGTTTATTCCGACAAACTTGGTTGATGAGGCGATGGCAAGGGCCAAGTACAAGGACCAGACAGCGCCAATCATTGTGGGGGTGGACCCCGCAAGGTTTGGTGCTGATGCGACGGTGATTGCGATCCGGCAGGGCAGGGACATTGTTCGCATTGACCGGCACCGCGGCGATGACACCATGACGGTGGTGGGCCACATCATTGAGGCTATAGAGGAGTTCAAACCTGCCTTGGTGGTGATTGACGAGGGTGGTCTTGGCGCTGGCATTGTTGACCGGCTCAAAGAGCAGAGGTATAAGGTCAAGGGCGTGAACTTTGGCAACAAGAGTGCCAATGCCATTATGTATGGCAACAAACGCGCCGAGATGTGGGGCAAGATGAAGGAATGGTTGAGAACGGCAAGTGTTCCGAAGGACAGGTTTCTGAAGTCTGATTTGGTATCGCCCATGATGAAGCCAGACTCTAGGGGCACTATTTTTCTGGAGAGCAAGAAGGAAATGAAGGCCCGAGGGCTTGCGTCACCGGATGCTGCTGACGCGATTTGCGTGACATTTGCTTTTCCTGTTGCCCATCGGGAGTACAATTCCAGCGCAATTGTCCGTAAATCTGCTGGAACGCAGGGCGTTTCAACATCTTGGATGGGGTCTTAAATGGCAAAAAAGGGTGTGTCTCTTAGCGTTGGACGGGGCGAGAAGCTACCCGTCAGCAAGGGTGCGGGCCTGACAGCCAAGGGCCGCGAGAAGTACAACGCCGCCACGGGTTCTAACTTGAAGCCGCCAGCCCCAAACCCCAAGACCAAGGCTGATCAGGCACGCAAAGACAGTTTTTGCTCACGCATGGGTGCCGTCGCGGCAAAGGCCAAGGACGGCGAACGGGCCAAAGCGGCCCTTAAACGATGGAAGTGCTGATTATGGCTACAAAACCCGGACTTTACGCAAACATCAACGCCAAACAGGAACGCATCAAGGCAGGTTCTGGCGAGAAGATGAACAAAGTTGGCAGCAAAGCAGCGCCATCAAAGCAAGACTTTATCAATTCTGCCAAGACGGCAAAGAAAGTCAAAAAATGAACAAAACCCTTGCACCCATCAGCAAGCTCAACAGCCGTGAGCCTAAGATTACTGGCGGCGGTATGCCCGCCCGCAACACGCCGACCAACGCTCACATGGCGTCCTACAGCGGCAAGAACGACGGCAGCGTCAACGTCAAGGCGACGGTTGCCAAGGTTCTGGGCAAGATCAAGTAATCATGCCCCAAGACTACACAGGAATTGCCGCTGCTGGCGCAGTCAGCGACGGCGGCTCGGCCAAGGATCAAAGCGACTCCGAGGTGCTATCGACGGCACGCAGTCGCCTTGACATGGCGATTTCTGCGTTGTCTGAGTCGCGTGAGGACGAGCTAGACGACCTGCGGTTCTACGGCGGCTCGCCCGACAACCAGTGGCAGTGGCCCGCCGATGTGCTGGCAACTCGCGGCGCGGTGCAGGGTCAGACCATCAACGCCCGCCCGTGCCTGACAGTCAACAAGCTGCCGCAGCACGTTCACCAAGTGACCAACGAGCAGCGGCAGAACAGGCCGCAGCCCAAGGTCATACCGGCAGACGACGGCGCTGACGTTGAGGTGGCGACGATCTTCAACGGCATGATCCGGCACATTGAGTACATGTCGGACGCAGATGTCGCCTACGACACCGCCTGCGAGAACCAAGTGTCCTATGGTGAGGGCTACGCCCGCATCCTGACCGAGTATTGCGACGACAACACGTTCAATCAAGACATCAAGATTGGGCGTATTCGTAACAGTTTCTCTGTCTACATGGACCCGCTGATCCAAGACCCGTGCGGCTCAGATGCCAACTGGTGCTTTATCACCGAGGACATCCCCCTCGACGAGTACGAGCGCCAGTACCCGGACGCCGCGCCCCTGTCAACGATGCAGACACTGGGCGTGGGCGACCAAGGGCTCAGTCAGTGGATGAACGAGAACACGGTGCGGATCGCCGAGTATTTCTACGTTGACTACGAAAAGCAAACGCTCAACCTGTACCCCGGCAACCAGACCGCGTTCGCGGGCACGCCCGAGGACAAGATGCTCAAGGGCATGTTCGGCAAGCCGGTCAAGTCGCGCAAGGCCGACCGCAAGAAGGTCAAGTGGCTCAAGATCAACGGCTACGAGATTCTGGAAAAGTCTGACTGGGCAGGCGCACACATTCCCGTGATCCGCTGCGTCGGTAACGAGTTTGAGGTTGAAGGCCGCTTGTACGTCAGCGGCATCGTGCGTAACGCCAAGGACGCGCAGCGCATGTACAACTACTGGGTGAGCCAAGAGGCCGAAATGCTGGCGTTGGCACCCAAAGCTCCGTTCATCGGCTACGGCGGTCAGTTTGAAGGCTACGAAACTCAATGGAAGACAGCCAACACGACTAACTGGCCGTATCTAGAGGTCAACCCGGACGTTACAGACGGCGCAGGCAACACGCTACCACTACCCCAGCGGGCGCAGCCGCCAATGGCCTCCAGCGGCCTGCTGCAAGCCAAGGCTGGCGCGTCTGACGACATCAAAGCGTCCACCGGCCAGTACAACGCTGCGCTGGGCATGACATCGAACGAGCGCAGTGGCAGGGCCATCTTGGCGCGGCAAA